CTGCCTTTGTTGGTTCAAAACTAGATGTCTGAATTGCATTACCATCTTTATCTTTGGTAGCTTCTATCGTACCACTGACAAAGGAGCCACTAATCTTTTGAGGCTCGTTTAGTGGGTTCTCAATTGTTTCTGTACCGCACCTAATCAAAGGTCTAGTTGTAAACTTATATTCAAGGTTCCAGAAATTACCCTTTTCCCTATCTATCACAGGAGTGATTCTTAGAAAGGGGGTACAGAACGCCCAGGGATCATTGTCATTACCAAATGTCCAAGGGTCTCCAATGCTTGGTAGTCCTGCTATTGCTGTCACAGTCTGAGGACCATCAAGTGTCTCTGACTCAACTCTGAACTTGATACTATAGCTACGCTGTCCCTCATCGTCCCTACCTCCTGACCAAGCGAATCTTCCTAAGTTCTTTGTTGCCATCGTTATAATCCTAATTCAGCCAGTTCTACTTCACCAGGTTTTTCTAATTGTTGTTTGTTAACCTCTAAGAGTTCACGTATGTCTACCTGTACTTTCTTCATCAGATCAACAGACTGATCTCTCAATCCTGTTAGCTTTTGTATAGGAGATCTGTTAGCAGCCACTCCAGAATCTGGAGAGGGAAATACTGAGCTTGGTGATTGGTTTACTGAGAATCTATCAAGAGCATCTCTGCCCCTAGTCCCTATACCTTGAATGATACGTTGACCAGCTGCGGCTAAATCTCTTGCCTTCGCTGTTGCATCTTTGATGCTCTTCTTTTCTTTTAGACTACCAACCTCTTCACTGATTATATTGCTGACAGTGTCTAAGAGACTTGCGTTTTCTCCTCCCGCTGTAAGATCCTTTTGTATTGAGTTTATAAAATCCTCAAGAGTGCCACCTCTCTTGCCTGTAAATATTGCTTTGAGTTGACTCAAAGCAAACTTACCAAAATCTGCTAGTGCTTTTCCAGCTATTTTGAAACCTTCTATCATTGCCCCTACCCAGTCTACTTTCCAGAACTTGTCCCAGAGTTTTCCTAGAGCACCAATTGTAGCTACTGTCACTCTGAATATGATCCTAGCAGCAGCAGCCATTAAGTCAGCCCAAGCTACAAATACCGCTTTGATTATATCTACGGTACCTCTCCAAGAATCAGACATTAAACCAATGACCGTTATAATTCCTAGGATAGCGGCAACGACTACAACTACAGGACCTACGAAAGCCAATATTGCTCCTATAACACTAAAAATAGGAGCTAATACAGAAACCAAAGCTGATGCTAAGAAACCTAGTATTAGTCTAAACGGTGTTAGTGCAATGGTTAGAAGTGTCAATACTGATTTGCTTAACAATCCAATAGCAAGTCTTATTGGTACCAATGCTACAGCCAATAACAGAGCACCTGTTCTGGCTAATAGATTGAAAGCTAAGCTCAAGGGGAGTATTGCTATAGTTATTAACTTAGCAGCTACTCCTGAAAGAACGAGAACAGCATTGGTTAACAGACCAAAGAAAATAAGTGTTGGTCCTAGAGCTGCTAGTATCACAGCAGCTCCTATGATTAGTCTTTTGGTAGCAGCATCAAACTTAAGAAACGCAGCTATTAAGGGTTTCAAACGATTGTTAAACAGTAAGATTCCAGGAGCTAGTAATTCCCCAATAGCAATTGCTAGAGTACTTACCTGGTTTTTCATTATGGACATTTGATTGGAGAACGACCTCATCTGTCTGTCTGCTACTTTGCCTGTAGTACCTCCTGCGTCTCTTAGTTCCTTTTCATACTCCTTGATCTTAGCACTCGCACCAATCAAAGGTAGAATAGCATTCTGTACTCTGGCCGTGAACCCTAGTTGGGCCAAAGTAGAGGACTTTAACTCGTCAGACATTCCCTTTGTTATAGTCTCAAGCTGCTCAATGATGTTCGCATAATTGTTCATTTTCCCTTCGTTGTCAAATACGGCAAATCCAAGCTTCTTATGTGCCTTTGCATTATCCAAAGCAGCCTTCTGGAGCAATAGGGTTACTCGGGTAAGGTTTGTTCCTGCTATGTTGGCCTTTACTCCTTGGTCAGCATAGGCTGCTAATACAGCCACACCCTCTTCCATTGACTTGTTGAAGTTCTTCAGCGTAGCTCCAGCAGTATTAGTTAGAGCTTCCGAGAACTGCTGTACACTGGCATTAGCTAGAGTGTTGGCTTTGACTAGCACATCAGATACTTGAGACATCCCTAATAGATTCTTGGCAGCGTCTTTAGATGTTAGACCTAGAGCACTCTGGGCATCTGTTAGCAAGTCAGTTGCTAGTGTCATATCAAAAGCACCAGCAGTAGCAAATGCAGCTACTTGAGGCAAAGCTGCTATAGACTGGGCTGCGTCTAGTCCAGCACTAGCTAGAAAGAAGTATGACTGAGCCAGATCAGACGGACCTTGAACTACTGAACCAGAAAGAGACAGAGCAACCTGCCTCATATTTTCGGTTTCCTGTGCAGTCACTTTCATGATAGAAGTAGACTGCGTCATTGCCTGATCAAACCTGGCAAACTCTCTTACAGAAAGAGCACCTATAGCAAGCAATGGTAAAGTCAATCCGATAGTTAATAACCTACCAAATCTTGTAGCTGTCTGACCAGCAGCACGAACTCTAGAATTGACACTTTTGATTGTCTTTTGAAACTTATCAGTTTGTCTTGATGCGGCATCCATCATAGCTCTGTAGGAGCTACCATCACCAATCAATCTAACTAATAGTTTCTCAATCATTTGCCTGATATTCCAAGTGCTCTAAACCAACTACGCTTTGAAGATTTTACTGCTGCTTCCTTCTCTTTCTTTGTTTGCTCTAGAGTTTTCTTTGGTACCCACTTGATTTCAAAGTCATCTAGTTTGATGTTCTTAGGTTTCTTGCTCAATACTCTTCTCACCTCCTGAGCAATTTGCATTAGGTAATGGTCTGATAGGCTAGGCTTTTCCCACTCCATATTAAGCCAAGCCAACCGAGTCAAATATTCTCGGTGAGTCATACTAGCCATGACCTGTTCTAAGTTACCGGGGATACTCCATTCCTTTTGGATTCTTAGCCATCCAGAGTAAGATCTTGCTCGTTTTTTGCTGCTCCCCCTTGCTTTGCTATCTCAAGCTTTCCTTGAAGTTCTTCTATCTGCTTCTCCATAGCTTCTACATTGTCATCCTCATCTTCATCTAAATCACTTATCTCCTTAGCTTTCTCGAATAGAGATTTGACAATTCTGGAAGGCCAGCTTCGTACCTCTTCAAGTTTGACATTATCCTTCTTGCCCTCTGCTCGGAATAAGCACATGGATACAAGAAGTGGCTCAGAGTCAGCCACGTTAGACAGACCTACTGCTTTTCCATCCTGGATTTTGGTCTTGTTGATGATGGAGTTACGCCAGTGAGTAGCAACGTCACTGGTAGCTTCTTTCAACTCATACTTTCTTAGAGTTCCATCCTTTTCTGTAATTCTGATTGGTATGATGATGCGTTTTAGATCAAATACTAACGTACCATCATTGTTGTCTTCAGTAGTCACTTCTCCTTCTTGAACTTCTACCTGATCATCTTGTTCAGGTTTGTCTTTCAACTTTGGTATCTTACTCGCAGGCATTTTTCGCTCCTTTTGAATAGTACAATGTAAGATTAGAACACCATAGGTTCTAACATCCTCTCAACCACCTAGCTCCTCTTATGGAACGTCTGGCTCCTCTTATAGCCCGTCTATCCTGTATGCGACTGCGGACGCCAAGCACACCCCTAGAGCCACAGCCTATCAAAGCTGTGTAGGCCCTAGTATTAGCCCATAGAGGAGCTGTACAGGTAGTGTCTGGTGTTACACACCCAGCAGGCCCCATAGCTGGCTCTCTAACGCAGTCTTGGGCAACCTGGGGCCTAATTACCCTAACAGCCACCAAAGCTCTCCTATGGGGTAAAATAAGCGTCCCGTGTGTAGCCACTATTCTGCCTACCTCAGCACACCCCACCCGAGCAATAGTACACCGTTGAGCGTTAGCTAGAGATGACATCCATAGCATAGCCAACAAGACTGAGAAAATTGGAATAATCAACTTCATTTTATTTTCCTTTTGGTTTGCGTCCAGTCTTCAACGACTGCCCTGTTTTAGCCTGAGCTATCTTTGCTGCTGAACTAGTAGATTTACCTTGAGCCTTGAGAGCTCTAAATACCTTTTCAACTTTTGAACCCTTTGGCATTGTCTCTCTCTGAGAAGTTAGATTGTACCAACAGAAACAACTGCTGGCCCTGCTTCAAGCTGATTAGTTGGATCCCAGTTAGTTGGTTGAATAGTAATCTCTGCTTCAGGCTGTTCACCTTCTTCTACATCGGAAGGTTCAAACGCTTTCAAATAACCATAAAAAGCAATCGTGGAACCATCGGGGAATGTGATTGTAATTGTGGTTTCAATGTTGATCTGTGCTTCAATCTGGGAGTAAACCGTTGGGTCATATGCAGCGGTACTTTTCACCTCTGTTACGGTCATCAATTTACGTGGTCGCATTGTTCTCCACGTTGCATTGAACATCGTAGTAGTTTCTACTGCGTCGCCTCCATCGTACCCTGGGGGCTGCACTGTCTTCTCATAGAAGTCAATATTTGGATCACCAGCAAGAGTGATCTTGGTGGAGAATCCATCCCCTAGTGGGATACCAGGAGGAGTGATCCTAGCGGTTGCGGTTGGAGCTGCCATTTCAAATTCTCCTTAGTAGAGAACTATTACTAGCTGTGTGCTGTAATACTCATAGTGAAATTGATGGAAAACAGATATCTCTTGCTTACCGTAGTCTCCTTACCAAGAGGAATAGGACCACTTGCTTTGGATATAGAGTCAATACGGTATTGATTCAATGTTACAGCAGTTGTAAGAATGTAAATAACAGGTAAGGATTCTATGAGGTCTATTGCTATGTCTGCTGCCTTCTTGTCTCCAGTGTCATAGTTGTTGGACCGAACCATGACTTGAAATGCAGCCCTCTCCTTATAGGCTCCACCAATCATATGTCTCCCTTGACGTACTCCTTGACTTTCAAAGACAGCTATCATGTCATCTGGTACATCCGGTTGATTTGCTCGGTAGACTGGCCAAGTTCCTGCAACATTAGGAATAGTTCCTAGTGTACGAACCACTAGTAAGTCTTGGACTATCTTAGACACAGAGTCTAATCGAACCATTGTTGGTGCTGGCATCTATCCACCATACTCATTGAAGACAATATGACAGTCCAGCGACAATCCATCTGTAGGGTTAGTAGCTAACGCCCAAACAAAAAACTCCCCTGGGGATAAAATAATGGGCTCTTGTATAAGAATTAGCTCTTTCCTCTCACGACGTAGAGAGTTTATTACGAACGGTTTTTCGTACTCAACTACCCCACCTGATATTTGAGTTGTATTGTTTCTTTCGGCAGTTGACCCAGCAGCAGCATCCCCTCTTGCCAACTTCTGTGGTGTTATAGAAGACCCACCGGATCCAGAAGATGGTGTTCCAGAGTAAACACGATAGGTCATCTTTAGAAACTCATCAGTTGTTCCCGTGCCATACTGGTTCCAAAACAGTTCTTCAATAGTCACAACAGCATTAGGGGCGGCCTTGATCTCGAAAAAGTCTTGAACGTCCGTGACAACCTCTCCGTTGAACGCTAGGTGATATTTGCCATAAGGTGTAATAGGCATCTTATCCCCTCTCTTTCCGAGTGAAAGCACTTGCTTTGAGATTACCTGTATCAACGGGGACAAGCTTTTGACTGGCAGCCTGCAATCGCAGCCCTGCTATGAACAGAGCCTCTAGCATTGATAGACCGTTTGCCAAACCCTTCTCCACAATATCACCTAACTCTCCTGCTAGTTCTCTGGCTGGTGTTTCTAGAAACTTTGGTCCTCCTCTACTGGCTGGATCCCAATAGCTACCCTTGCCACTAGGTCCAGTGCGAGGTCTACCCCATTGAGGTGTCTTAGGTGTCATCTCGTGTACAGCCATTGCATAAGCTGCTGTATATCCAACAGCCACAGAAGCACTCTTAGCATTTCTACGTGTATCTTGGAACCTCTTTCTCAATCTGTCAACACCTGATATCTTTAATTGGCTCTTCATGACTATCTCTGTAGAAGATACTGGATTAAAATGCTATACACCTCAAGCCTTGCGTCATTCACTGTCTGCTTTGCCTCTAGTTGTTTAACTCTATCTTCAAGTGTATTAGGAGGAATTGGTGGAGGTGGTGGTGGAATATCTCCCCCAACTATCTCTCCACCAAACTGAGTCTTCCAGTATTGATAGCTAGGATCACTAGGTGGAACTATTATGGGTAGTCCCCGTACAATAGATGAGTTCATCACACCACCTGACGTATGACCTTGTCCAGTGTTGTGACCTATCTCGTGCTTGATAAGTGTAGTCCATTGGTTTACAACGTCTCCTCCCTGGTAGCTGGAAAGATACTTACACCAGATGCGAGAAGAGCAACCTTGATTCTTCCCAACAATAGCTAGACCAATCCATCCTGAGGATCTAGTAACAAAAGAGAAATCAATGTTGGGAGTCTCGTTGTGTGTTTCTCCAGTAAGTAGATCTATTCCATTCTCTACAAATACAAACCACTGTCCAAACTCCGCATATGACTTTTGAACGTTGCGTAGAACTTTAATGAAGACTGGGACTAAGTGGGCACCAAT